ATAAATATTTAAATACAAGAAATCCAATATTTTTTAAAGACTTCAAAGCTTCAAATGATAATTTTAGAAATTATTTCTTTTACAAAAATGCTAAAAAAGTCTTTTGCCAAACAAATTATCACAAAAATATAATCACAAAAAATCTTGAGTTAGACAATGTTTTATCCGTAAATGGAAATTTGTGGTCTTTGGAAGTATTAACTAAATTGAAAGCTTTATCTCAAAACCAAAAAAAAGATAGAGTTTCTATTTTGAAAAGTCAAATACCCCATAAAAACACAGTAGGTGCTATTGATTATTGTAATAAAAATAATTTAGAATATGATTTAATAGAAGACTCAAATTATATCAATTTTTTACATAAACTTAGTAATAACAAAAAATTGATTTTTTTCCCTAAATCACCGGAAACATTATCTAGAATTGTGTGTGAAGCTAGAATGATGGGAGTCGGTGTTATTTTAAATCAAATGGTTGGTGCTAGTCATGAACCGTGGTTTAAGCTAAAAGGCGAAAAATTAATAGATTATATGAACGATAGAAGAGATTATATATTAAATTTAGTATTAGAGGAAATAGATAAACCTAGAATCACAAAAACTGATAAAAAGATTAGCATTATAACAACATTTCATAAAGCAGAAGAATACATAGAAGATTATTTAGATAACATAACCAAACAAACAATTTTCGATCAGTGTGAACTAATTCTAGTTGATTCTGCTTCACCCGGCAGAGAAAAAGAAATAGTTAAAAAATACATGAAAAAATTTAATAATATACATTATTATCAATATAGTAAAAATTTTAAGCCCACAATTGGACACAATATAGCAATCATGAAGAGTAATTGCCCTTTTGTTGTTTGGGCTATGATAGATGATAGAAAAAGTATTGATGGTATAGAAATTCTATATAATAGATTAACATCCAGTGATAAAATAGAGTTGGTGTATGGGGATTGCTTAGTTACGGACAAAAAAAACGAAACAGTAGAAAACACCAAATCAACAAAATTATCTGAACATTCCATTTTACCATTTTCAAAAGAAAATATGATAAAATGTTTACCGGGGCCAATGCCAATGTGGAGGAAAAGACTTCATGAAAAAGTTGGTTTTTTTGATGAAGTAAATCTAGATTTTTCAGATGATTGGGATTTATGGCTTCGTGCTGTTAACGAGAACTGCATATTCTCTAAAGTTGAACAAGTTGTTGGTTTATATATGGAAGGCGGCAGATCGCAATCGCAAAATAATCTGGAGCAACGTAAAGAAGAAGCGCAGATATTTTTTAAAAATGGTCATATTTTTGGAAAAAACTATGAACTTTATAAAAACTATTTTTCACAATTTTTAAATACAAAATAAATGTGATAACAAGAATAATGATTATTATATTGAAATGCAGTTTAATATGCGCTATAATATGTTTATTCTATTAAAAAAGGAACACCCAAATGACAAATAGGAAATATCTCCCAACACTGTCGGAACTAGTTGACAGACTTAGTATCGCACAGTTAAAAGAAGTCTTTATTTCAGAGCATAAAGATGAATACGCACAAGAAATTTCAGATATCTTGTATGATATCCAGATGATTTTAGAAGAAAAACAATCTTCAGAAGGACATATGGTAGTTGATGCCAAAACGATTAGAGCTATCGTAGTACTTTCACAAATGAATTTACACATTTGGCATAACGAGTCGAATTACCGTAAAGGTATTAAAGACGGCAACAATCTAGAGTTGACGCACGGATTAAATGGAATTCGAAATACTGCTAAAAATAAAATTCAAGAAATTGTAGGTGGCAGGAAAGATTATAAAATCGATTGTCTGGCAGCAGAATTCAAAGATTGGGAGATTAGTTGGAATGAATAAAGATATGAGTCTTAGTGAATATTATGAATATTATCTAACCTTACATCAAAATAGATGGACCAGAAGAACACACATACTAGGACAGATTGCAACAATAATATTTATTGCTATGGTTGTATACCTTAAACTTTGGTTATTGTTGTTTTTAGCACCTTTTGTAGTATACCCTTTTGCTTGGTCTGGGCATTACTTTTTTGAAAAAAATAAACCAGCCGCGTTTAGTCACCCCATAAAAGCAAAATTGTGTGATTGGATTATGTTTAAAGACATTTTAATTGGAAGATTGGAGTTTTAATGAGTAAAAAAATATTGATTACAGGTGGCGCTGGATATATCGGTAGCGAATTGACGGGACATTTACTAAGAGACGGTCATCAAGTTACTTGTATAGATAATCTTATGTATGATGCTACGTCTCTGTTAAGATATACAGTTGATTCAAATTTTAATTTTGAAAAAGGGGATGTAAGAAATATAAATTTTTTACGAAAGCATATGGCACAAGCAGATGTTATTATACCCTTGGCAGCTTTAGTCGGCTTCCCGTTGTGCGAAAAAGACAAACGAGGAGCAAGAGAAATAAATTATGAGGTAAATCAATGGATTGCCGATAACAAATCAAAAGATCAAATGGTGATTTATCCTTGCACTAATTCTGGTTATGGAACCTCCAAAGATGGCTCCATGTGTACAGAAGAATCTCCTCTTAATCCAGTTTCTCTATATGGAACAACAAAAGTTCAGGCAGAAAAGGCTTATCGAGAAATAGAAAATCATGTCACTTTTAGATTTGCAACTGTATTCGGACCCGGTTCTAGAATGAGAACAGATCTATTGGTAAATAATTTTGTTCTTAAGGCACTGAGAGAAGGCGTATTAGTTTTATACGAATGTGAATTTATGAGAAATTATTTGCACTTACAAGATGCATGTAGATCTTTTAAATTTGTAATTGATAATTGGGATAATTGTAAAAATGAGACATATAATGTGGGTCACGATGGAATAAATATGAATAAGCTACAGCTAGCTAAAAAAATTCAAGAGCACATACCTTTACAAATTATAAAAGCGGAAATAAATACTGATCCAGATGTTCGTGATTATGAAGTTAGTAGTCAGAAGATTTATAATAAAGGATTTGACTGCAAATATGATTTGGATGATGGTATTATACAATTGATAAAAGCTTATTCTATTATAGAATCACCGTGGTATGCGAATTATTAAGGAATAAAAAAATGAATAAATTGGACATTCTATTTGTGCATCCGAATGCTTCAAAACAAATTTATCAGAGTCTGAGTAAAAAATACTCAGCTATAGAGCCACCAATATGGGCTGCTTTGTTGGCAAATCATGTCCGCTCGAAAGGATATGAAAATGTAGCCATATTAGATTGTGAGGCTGAGCAGCTAAGTCCAGTCGAAAGTTATTTAAAAATAGAAGATTTTGATCCAAAGTTAGTAGTGTTTGTTGTCTATGGACAGCAGCCATCAGCATCGGCTCAGAATATGCTAGGTGTCCACAATTGCTTAGAAATATTAAAACAAAACAATCCAGAAAGAAAAGTACTAATAACAGGACTTTATCCGTCTGCTGTTTCTAGAAAAACAATGCAAGACGAAAAAACTGATTTTGTTTGTCAGGGAGAAGGACCCAGAACATTAACAGCATTAATGGAAGTTGATAATTTATCGGATCCTTATCAGCTAAGTAAGGTTCCCGGTTTATGGTATAGGGATGGAGATAAAATTTGTTTTACTAAACCTGCCCCATTAATAACACAAGAAGAGATGCAAACAGAACTTCCGGGTATGGCTTGGGATTTGTTGCCAATGGAAAAATATAGAACTTCAAATTGGCATGGGATGTCTAACAAAAATCAAACAATGCCTTTTGCCTCTCTTTATACTAGTTTGGGTTGTCCATTTAGATGTAGTTTTTGTTGCATTAACGCCCCGTTTGGAAATAATAATGTTGAGAACTGGAATTATGAAAGAAACAAATTTAGATTTTGGAATCCAGAATATGCTATAAATGAATTTGATAAGATACATCAAATGGGGATTAGAAATATCAAAATTGCTGACGAAATGTTTGTTTTAAATCAAGATCATTTTTTAAAATTGTGTAATCTAATAATAGACAGAAAATATGATTTTAATATTTGGGCATATGCTAGAATTGATACAGTTAAAAAATCTTACCTAGACACTCTAAAGAAAGCTGGTATAGAATGGTTAGCTCTTGGTATCGAGTCTGGTAACGGTGTAGTTAGAAAAGATGTTGTTAAAGGAAAGTTTACAGATGTAAAGATTTCTGATTTAGTTAAAGAAATACAAGATTCTGGAATTAATGTAATAGGGAATTTTATTTTTGGTCTACCGGAAGATGATCACAGCACAATGAGAGAAACTTTAGAACTAGCAAAAGACTTAAATTGTGAATTTGCCAATTTTTATTGTTCTATGGCATACCCCGGTTCACGACTATATTTGGATGCTATCAAAAATAATTTACCCTTACCAGAAACTTATAGTGGATATTCACAGCATTCCTATGATATACTTCCTTTAAGTACAAAATATATTACTTCTTCAGAAGTAGTAAAATTTAGAGATAATGCTTTTAACGAGTATTATCAAAATCCAAAATACCTAAGTTACATTAAGCAAAAATTCGGTCAAGAAACCCACGATGGAATTGTGAAAATGTGCGAACATAAATTAAAGAGGAAAATATTAGGTGATTAAATGTTAACAAAAGAAGAATTGATAGAATTCGAAAATGATATAGCAGATTGTTTTAATTCAGCCATGATTAAAGCTCCTGTTCATTTATATAATGGTAATGAAGAACAAATAATTGATGTTTTTAAAAAACATAAAATAGGAAAAGAAGATTGGGTTTTATGTTCTTGGAGAAGCCATTATCAGTGTCTTTTAAAAGGTGTTCCACCAAAACAATTGAAGGAAGCGATCTTAGAAGGGAGATCGATATCTTTAAGTTTTAAAGAACACAAAATTCTTTGTTCTGGAATTGTAACTGGACAATTGTCTGTTTCATTAGGCATAGCCATTGATATTAAACGTCGAGGCGGAAAAAATAAAGTATATTGTTTTATGGGAGAAATGACTTCCGAGACTGGCGCTGCCCATGAGTGTATAAAATATGCTCGTAATCACAAATTGCCGATACACTTTATAATTGAAGATAATGGAAAATCAGTTTGCACCGACACAAGAGCAACATGGAATATGGAAAAGCTAACTTATGAAGGTATTAATGACGATTATGTTACTTATTATAAATATAAATTAGACAAATATCCTCATGCTGGTGCTGGAATCAGAGTTCAATTTTAAGGAGAAAACAATATGGGAAAATATTTTGATGAATTAAGCCGTGCTATGTCTTATTTGGGAGAACAAAATAATACTTTATTTTTGGGTCAAGCGGTTGAATATAAAGGAACGGCAATGACAAATACTTTGAAAGAAGTTCCAAGAAATAAATTGTTGGAAATGCCTGTTAATGAAGAAATGCAAATGGGAATCACAAATGGCTTAAGCATAGCTGGAACTGTTCCGATTAGTATATACCCGCGTTGGAATTTTCTTCTTTTAGCAGTAAATCAATTGGTTAATCATTTGGACAAATACTCAATTTATACACACGGAGAATATGCTCCAAAAGCAATTATTCGGGTTGGCATTGGGTCTGAAAATCCTTTAAATCCGCAAATACAACACACTGGAGACTTTACCGATGCATTTAGAAATATGTTGACAACAGTAGAAGTTATAAGACTAGATGAGCCAGAAGATATTTTTCCAGCATATCATAAAGCATATCACAGGACAGATGGAAAAAGTACCATTTTAGTTGAGTGGGGTGATTATTATAATGAAAAGTAAAAAAGATATTTCTTTTTTGATACCAACCAACAGGTCACACGAAAAATATTTAGATAAAACAATATTAACTATTAATCGTATGGACAGCTTGGGTTTTGATTATGAAATTTTAGTTTCTTCTACCAATTCTGGTATTGATAGTAAAAATATTAAATATTTTAAAGATACTGACAACGAAGGATCAATACGCCCAATTAATTTTCTTGCTTCTCAGGCAAATGGAGATTATCTTTGTGTTTTGGTAGATGATTATTTGCCGTCAAAAAATTTGTTTTCTGTTATTAATTTCTTACAATCTCCTTTATATTATGATAGAATATATAAAGTTACTAGCTTATCAGTTACGGTTAAAAATAACGGGCATTACTATAAATTACCAGCCGAATTAGTTCCGCCAAGTGTAATACACCCAATAACCAAAGCCGAAAGAAAACATAATAGAAATTATATTATGAAATTCCCAACAATGGACAGAAAAACTTATGAGTTGTTTGGAGAAAAAATATTTCATCCTCATTTCCTACACCATGTAGCAGACAACTATATGTCAATTTATCTTGGTCACATGGGGGAACCAACAATAGAATGCAGAGAAATTACTTTGTGGGATTGGGCTGGGAGAAACGCTAAAACAACTTATGATGTTTACGATATGATTGTTCTATACAATCTGGTTGGTAATTTGAATAACAACTACTATGACAAAAACAGTGTTTTTGATAATCTAGAAGATATGAAGAAATTTTATTTAGAAATTTGAGAGGTATTTTGTGTTAACATTGATATTGACTTCAAGAGTAAAAGGTAATAAAGATAGCAATATAGATCAACTACTGACAAGTTTACAGCAATGTGGAGGAAATGCGGAAAATTGTGAGGTTTTGATAAAATATGATTCTGATGATGATTTACGCCCTCCTCAAGAATATTTTAATAAATTTCCTTTTAGTGTTAAAACTTTTGTTTGGTCAAGAGGCGAAGGTCGTCATGGTTTTCATTTAGATCATTTTTATTTGTTTTCACAAAGAAACCAAAAATCAACATTTGTTCTACTTTGTGCTGATGATTTCACATTTATAAAAAAAGGTTTTATTGATGATATCTTATCAATAAAAGATGAATATTGTTTTGTTGGTCCCCGCCGTCCAAGAGTAGAGCTTTATAAAGGTCGCTGGAGAGAACCGCAAATCATGGAAGTATGGAAACACAATGAAGGTGTTAGTTTGCCATGCTTTTCAGTAAGATGTATTGAAGTTTTACAAAATTACGGTTGGCAATGTAATGGAGATAATTGGAAAACATTATTGCATATCTTAATGTATGAGTCTTACGGGATAGATTTGTGGAGAACAGTCCCCGATTTTTTCAGTCGGAATCCCACCGATGGAGCATCAGGATTTGGGGGATCTTATAACAATATGGAAATGGATGGTATGAAAAACCCTGAAAATTTGTACTATTATGATTTAGTCGCGCAACAAGCCAAAAATCTATATTTAAATATAGTTGCAGATCGAATGATAAAAGCATATAATAATATGCAAAATAATAACAAATGAACTGATTTGTGGAGTACAATATTGTATGAAAATGTTGTTTGTAAAAGAAGAGCTTCCATTAAATGGAGTGTATAAAATATATTTAGAAAACTTCTCAGACAATAGAGGAAATATCACAAATTTATTTGATGTAAACCAATTTCCAGATTTTAAAATTGATAAATTGACAAAATCAAAAAAAAATGTATTAAGGGGCTTGCACGGAGATTCAATAAATGATAAATTGATATACTGCCTTAAAGGAAAAATATATTTAGCTATTGTAAATTATGATAAACAAAGTGAACAATATTTACAAAAATTTGAGATAGAGATGGACGAAGATAGCAATTTTGCTGTTTTTATTCCTAAAAATTTCTTGAATGGACACTACTGTTTAACTGAAGATTGCTTGTTCTATTATAAATGGTCAGAAAACTATGTTTCTCCAGAAAACCAATTTTCTCTAAGATGGGACGAACCAATATTAGACATTAAATGGCCTTTAATAAAGGCATTGCCGGTTTTATCAGAACGAGACAAAAAATCTAAATTTTTAAAGGAGATTAAATGAAAATAAGATATCCGTTGGCTAAAGAAACAATTAATGATGAAGATGTCGATGCGCTGTGCAATTGGCTAAAAAGTTATCCTAGACTAACAAAAGGAGATTTGACTTTACAGGTAGAAAAAGATTGGGCTGAATATATCGGTACAAAATATTCAGTATTCAATAATTCTGGGTCTTCGGCTAATCTTTTAATGATAGCCACAGCAGTTCAATGTGGTCTAATACCAAATAAGAAAATAGTTGTTCCATCGGTTGGATGGGTTACAACGATTTCACCAGCTATTCAGCTAGGATTACACCCAATTATGTGTGGTGCGGACCCAAAAACTTTTGGTATTGATCTGGATCAGTTGGAGCAAATTTGTGAAACCGAAAGACCTGATGCTGTTATATTTGTACAAGTATTGGGTGTTCCTCATCATAAAGAAAGGTTGTTGAAACTGAAAGAAAAATATGGTTTTGTACTTCTAGAGGACGCTTGTGCAGCACTTGGGGCTAGATATAGTGATGGCACAATGGTTGGTACTATCGGTGATATGTCTTCTTTTTCATTTTATTTTGGACATCAGCTTTCCACAATTGAAGGTGGTATGGTAAACGTCAATGATAAGAAACTTTATGATATGCTTTTAATGTTGCGTAGTCACGGTTGGGCTAAAGATCTGGATGAGGAAACTTATAGTGACATGATGAAAGAAAGGAATATTGACGATTTTCATTCTCCTTTTACATTTTTTGTACCCGGATACAATTTAAGGTCAACAGACTTGCAGGCTTTTTTGGGAATTAGACAAATCAAAAAAGCAGAGTGGGCATCTAAAAACAGAAATAGAAATCATTTACTGTATGCTAAAAAGCTTCAAGGCTATGTTGAGTTTCAAGATTGGGGAGTTGAGTACCCGGTATCTATTTCTTTTGGTGCCTTAGCTAACAGTACGCAACATAGAAAAGAAATAGTAAGTCGTTTGGTTGAAAACGGTATCGAGACAAGAATTTTTAGTGCTGGAAATTTAGGAAGACATCCATTTTGGATTGATTTGTATAATGAATTCGCTGATTTTCAAAGCGATGCAATTCATTCTAGAGGATTTTTTGTGCCTAATTACCCCGAATTGACCGAAGAAGAGATAGAATTTATTTGCAACGTTATAAAGGATATATAATGACAGTTCTTGTTATAGGAGAGAGTTGTTTAGATATATTTATGTACGGAGAATGTAAAAGGTTGTGTCCTGAAGCCCCCGTACCTGTTTTTAATCCTTTGTATAAAATTGAAAATGGAGGAATGGCTTATAATGTTTATCAAAATCTACAATCTCTAGAAGTTGAATGCACTCTACACACAAACAATAATTTTAAAAATATTACAAAAACTAGATTTATTGATGAAAAGACAAATCATATGTTTATGAGACTTGATAAAAATGATAATTCTTATGATAAATGTGATATTAAGAAAATAGATTTTTCTCAGTATGCGGTTATTCTAATTTCTGATTATAACAAAGGTTTTCTTACGGAAGAAGATATAAAGTTTATTGGAGAAAATCATGATTGTGTATTTTTAGATACAAAAAAGATTTTAGGCTCGTGGTGTAAAAGCATAAATTATATTAAGATTAACCTTGATGAATATGAAAAAACAAAACACATATTAGATGAAGAAATATTAAACACCCTAATAGTAACAATGGGATCAGATGGGGCAAAGTATAATAATATGATTTATCCAGTACCAAAAGTAGAAATCAAAGACACATCGGGTGCTGGTGATACTTTTATTGCTGCTATGGTTGCCGAATATGTAAAATCTAAAAATATTCATAAATCTATAAAATTCGGTAATACATGTGCTACAATTGTGGTACAGAAAAAAGGCGTTACTATAGTATGAAAGTTATATGGACAAACGGTTGTTTTGACGTTTTACATCGAGGACATATAGAATTATTTAAATATGCTAAGTCTCTTGGTGATTGGTTGGTGGTCGGAATTGATACTGACCAGAGAGTTAGAGCCGCTAAGGGAGAGTCGCGCCCTTTTAACACTATAGAAGATAGGGTTATGTTACTTGAATCAATTAAGTACATTGACGAAATAAGAGTGTTTAACCACGATGATGAGCTTGATACACAGATTCTTTTAAGTCGTGCTGAAATAATGGTGGTAGGTTCCGATTACAAAGATAAAAGAGTGATCGGCTCCAGACATGTGCAGGAAGTAAAATTTTTTGATAGAATAGAAGGATACTCAACAACAAATATATTGGTAGGTTTACAATGACATATGTTTTTGATATAGATGGTACAATTTGCACCAATACTAATGGAAAATATTCAAGAGCAGAGCCTCTACAAGACAGAATAGACACTGTAAATAAGTTATATGACCAAGGACATACCATTTATTTTTTAACAGCAAGAGGTATGGGCAGAAGCGGAAATTCTATTGCTTTTGCTTATGAGGCTTTTGAGGTTTTAACAAAATCACAACTAAAAGAATGGGGTGTTAAATATCATCGTTTGTTTTTAGGCAAACCATCTGGTGATTTTTATATTGATGACAAAGGAATGAAAGATGAAGACTTCTTTGGAAATTAAATTTGTCCCCAAAGGCTGGGGATTTGAAAAATGGATCGTTAACTGCGAAGAGTATTGCGGAAAGCTTCTCTATTTTGTCAAAGACAAAAAATGCTCTTGGCATTATCATGAACTAAAAGATGAAGTTTTTTATATCCAATCTGGAAAAATAAAAGTTCTTTTTTCAGACACAGATGATATTGAAAAAGCACAGGAAATAATACTTGGATCGGGCGACAATTTCCATGTATATCGTGGGCTTAGACACCAAATGATAGCGTTAGAAGACACTGAATTGTTTGAGTTTTCAACTCAACATTTTGATTCAGATAGTTATAGAATTCAAAAAGGAGATTAATATGGAAAACATGAGATTATCAAACCAAGCGCTTGGTGCTATTATGATGGCTTTGCAAGAGTCGCTACTACATCAGCTAGATATTGTGCCTATTTTAAAGGGCTTTGAGCTAAACCTTTCAGAAGAGGGGCTAGTTGTAATGAACCCTCCAACAGTTCGCATTACTGGTGAGCAGATTTCAGAAGATGATCTAAACAGCACAGTAAGCTAATGCCGAGATATAAATACTCATGCCAAGATTGCGATTCAGAGAAAATGGTTTTTCATTTGTACTCTGAGTCGCCTATTGTTATTTGCGATGTTTGTGAGTCACAACTTGTGCGTGGCTTGACTTCCCCTTCATTGAAAAAAGAAGTGATAGAATCAAATGCACAAGTTGGAAAACTAACAAAGCAATATATAGAAGATAACAGAAAGCTTCTAAAAGAAGAGCAACAGAAAGCAAGGAAACAAACTTATGAGCCGACTTGAAATTATTTTATCAGCGATTTTGTTGGTTTCTCTTGTATTTAATGTTGGCATGCTTATTTATGCTCGTTCAGCGATTATAAGATTATTATCTATCTCTGAAGAGCTTGGCGATCTACAAAGCATGGTAGAATCGTTTGCGGCACACGTACAGTCAATTTACGAATTAGAAATGTATTATGGCGATAATACTTTGAAGTTTTTATTAGATCATGCCTCGTCTTTTAGCGAGCAGTTAACAACTTTTGAATATATCTATTCTTTAACTGCCGAAGAAGAGCAAACGCAGTTAAAGGAAACAATAGATGAAGAACAGGCAACGCAGGTCGAGTAGAGAACCAAATCATTATTTTACTCAAGTTCATGAAGATGCAATTATAGGGTATGTCAATAGTGATGATTTAAAAGAAAAGACATACCTTTATGAAAACTTTATACAACCTGCTTTTTCTGAAATGGTTGATAAAATAGTTTTTACTTACAAATTTACAACCTTACCAAACTGTGATGATTTGCGAGAAGAATGCAAAATATGGTTAGTTACAGTTCTCGATAAATATAGTCCAGAAAAAGCAAAGGCATTTTCTTATTTTTCTGTTGTCTCAAAGAACTGGTTTATTCATAAGGTAAAACAACAGAAAAAGAAAAATACAAGAGAGATTGATTTAGACAACATCTCTAAAAAATATGAAGAACAATATTTATCAACCCAAAATGCTTATGAAGTAAATCGTTTACAGAAAGAGTTCTGGCAATCTTTTTACGAGGAAATAAAAGATTGGAATACAGAGTCCATGAAAGAAAACGATTTAAAAGTTTATAAAGCTATTTTGATTCTCTTTGAGTCCAAAGAAGACATTGAAATTTTTAACAAGAAAGCTATTTACTTATATCTTCGCGAGATTACTGATTTAAACACTAAACAAATAGTTAATTCTTTAAAGAAGTTTAGAAAGCAGTATTCATCATTTAAAGAAGATTGGGAAAATGGTTTAATATGAGCAAAGATATTGATTCATTAATTAGCGAAGCATTAGACAACATACGAGATGATCGCAAGATAGCTCGTGAGTTTTTAAATGAGATCGCAAACCAAATCGCGGTTAATGCAGAAAATAATAAATATCTTTCACCTGTAGCTGCAAAACATATAGAAACCATGCAACGTTCAAACGAGCAGTTAGTTAAAATTATCGGTTTACGTCAAAAAGCAAAAATTCAATCTTTTGAGCTTACAGACGACGATAAAAATGACATCTTTGATATGCTCCAAGATAGTAATCAGGAGTCATAATCATGTCTCTTTCATTAAGGGAGCTAGCAGAGATTCTTTTTGTTAAAACACTTGACGATGGAACAAATGCGTTTAAAAACGAAAACTCCTTTAAGATTAGGGTGATTAGTAAGCCAACAAGATTTTCTGGACCTCAAACTTCAAGTGGTGATACCGAGGAGAAGGAGACAGAAGATGGAAGAGCCGAAACTAAGTTTATTTTTATGGGAAGAATATTACAAAACAATATGGCTCATGAAAGTTACTTGCCTGACATTTGTGATCTTTCTGTCGCTTCTGATCCTTACAAACAAAATGTTCTTGGTAGTTTGCATACAAGAATAATAGCTAGTACAAAAATCAGCCCTGACGTTGGCAATCTACAAATTGGTGATGAGATCGTGGGTGAATGTCGCGCATCTGATGTTGGAGATTTTGACTTACAAACAATAGAATTATCCAGAATATCAGAAATATTCCAAAAATCACCAGAGGGCGGCGCACCTTGTGAAAGTTTAAAAGATGCTTTTGACACATCTCCAGTTTTTTCTTTAGCAGAACTTAGGAATGGTGAAAATCCAGGTAATATAGAAAATACACAAAAGCTTTATGACTACTGGACAAGCCAGTACCCTAACGCAGCAAAATTGTTTCCTCCAGAGGGACATTGTGGCGGCATAGGCGGCTATGACATAGTGCTTTGTAAGACAGGCAAGATAGGAACAAAGAATGTAACTTTACACCCCGTTTTTTGGGATAAAGTAAAAGAAGTTTACGAGAACGTTAAAGCACAAGGGTTTGGTGAAAAATTCGACGCTGGAGGTGGACTTAGAAGCGTGGAGACGCAAATGTCACTAAGAATAACTAATTCTATAAAAGCAGGAAACGATTTTACCTATGAACAACTTTTGACAATAAGTTCTGGCGATGGCAATTTTGAACCTCCTGCTGCTCCTATCCCAACTAAATCGCCAGAAGATGGTTCTCGACATTTATTTGGTCTTGCGATAGACTTTTCTGGCATTCTAGGTACTGATTCAGCTAAAAATTCAAAAACTTACAACTACATGCTGGATTTAGAGAAAAAGACAGATGGTTTTAAAAATTATAGGGAAGAACCCTGGCACTGGAGCATAGACGGTAGATAAAAAATGGCAAAAAAGAAATTATCAGATTTAGTCAAAGGCAATTCAGAAGATCCAACTCTAACCGCACAAGAGATTATTGATTCTGGAGCACAAATAAACTCAGTACCTACTGGAACTGGATTATTTAACACGCCTTTATACGGCACTCCTTTTACTTACGATACTCCCGCTGGCGCTTCCCAACTTGAAAATAAAGGTGCTTATATTGTATTTGGTCAAGTTCCTCCTTCCGGTAAAACAAGCGGATATGGTGCCAAAGGTATTCCAGCTTCTTCAATCGATTTGGTTGTAGGTCGCCATTCTTCGACTTATGGTGGAAAAGGACCGAAAGAAGGTTCTGTTATTGATAATAACTTTTCAGCAGATGCAGCAAGAATTTATATTTCAAGGCTCTGCGACATTGATCAGATCTTTGGATTAGAATCTTCGCCAACAAAAAAAGAAGGACGAGGATTAATAGCGCGTTCTGGTATTGGCATTAAAGCAGATGGTGTGCGTATTATCGGGCGCGAAGGAGTCAAGATTACTACTGGCAAAATGCGTGGTGGCAAACTTGGACCTAAAGGTGAAACAAATTCTCTTGGTGGTGTTTTAGAATCAAAAGCTCCAAAAATTGAATTGGTCGCAGGCAATAACTATAGCTTAAAATTCAATAGCAAAGATGCATTTGACCAAGTTCAAGGCGTGGCTTTAGGAAAAAGAACAGAGCTTTGTATTTCAGAGTTAAACGACATTATAGGCGAACTTTGGAGTGCAGTATTTAATATGACATTAATACAAATAGGTGTTAATATTCCTCTTGGTGTTAGTCCTTTGCCGTGGCAGGCTCCTGCTGTTGCTTATGGAAACAGCCAGTATGCATCTAAAGTTTTAACTTCTTTGTACCAAACAAGAGTCAATTCAACACTTTGGAAAAATAGATATATTGGAGCTACCGCTGATCGCTACATCGTATCTAAAAACGTTAAAACAAACTAACTACTGTACACAAAGGTAAATTATATGGCTGAATCAAAGTTTTTACCATTCCAAGATGTTGATGGTGATGGGTTTAACGATTCTTGTAAAGAAGAAGTAAGAATAGAAGACGTTAAAGAATGTCCCACTTGCACTCCAGATCCAAATGCGATAATTCCTATTTGGTACAACTTGACGGAATACGAGCCGTATTTTAATGGTCGAGAATGCCAATACCAAATTACTATTACTACAACAGAATCAAATACTGGCTATACAGATGGAATGTCAGATAGTGAAGCTCAAAGCGCTTTAAATAATATTTATGATGCTTATTCTGATCAAGCAATTGAGTTTCTTTTGTTGTCTTACAATAAAAACGACACAGAAGGAACTCGCTCTTTTATAAAAGAAAATCTTGAGTATACTGATTATTATCTTGATCCACGACAATTCTCTAAATTAAAATTACTTTACTCTGTCCCAATTGAAGTTCTGGACGCTATTGGAGAATCAGATTCAGAAGAAGAATCAGAAACAGAAGCTGGAGATATTGAATTTACCTATTCTGGTGATGAGATCGCCATTTTAGCACTTAAAATTCGTAAAGGTCTTAGTCTTTATAACCGCTATTATAAAGCATATCAGTTCACTCAAGAAGAAAGTCTTCGATTTTTAGACGATGATCGTGTTTTCAACTTAGGCAACTATGGTGATTTTGGGTTTGGCAACTCAAGCATGAAGTCTTTAATAGACGACCTTGGAGCTTTCTTTTCAAAATACAATTATTCAATCCCAGGCACAGATGGACTATTCTTAAAAGGCAGAAATGTAGTTACAGAAGCTACATTTACTATTACTTTTGATCAAAATCTTAGTCGGTATGTTGTCAAGAAAATAGAGTTTTTTTATGAAGCGTGTGGTTCTAAGCCTATTGTTTGGGGACAGAAAAGGTGTAACGATTTAAACAGCAAGCAAGCGTGGAAAGATCAAACAGCAGTTTATTATTTCTCTCGCATGAAAGAGATGGAAACTGACTTAACAGCAAGAGAGCCCTTACCTTGGCTTGATTTTGTTATTAAACATACATTTCCAGAAGTCTATTCCGCTGGTGGCGATAACTTAACAGCTAATTTGTCTGCCGGAAGTTGTATTGCAAGTGCGCTTGCAGAAGAAGGAAAGCAACTCGGTCAAGATATTTTAGATGATGTATTTGGTATTGGTGATGCTATTGCTTATAAGTTCCACGAATCGCTGTGTAAGTCTGTAAGCGAAGCAAAAAGAGAAAACAGGTTTACAGCCGACCTAGATTTTTCGTTAGAAGTTAGAACCCTTGTGGCTGTTGGAAATCTTGACGAAGCTGAACAAAATATGAAAGCGATGGCTTTAGAGCAAGCTTACGCCGAGCTTGAACAAGGCAAACAACCATTTTTAAATTTATGTGACACGATTCTTATTGGAGGATCTAGTTCGTTAGACAAAATTAATTTTATTTCTTGTTTTGCTGGCGGTTCAACTGGCAGTAGTACCGATTTTGACATTAATCAATTGTGGGAGCTTGGGTTAGACGATATTAAATTATGTGGTCTTTATGATGCGCTAATTGATGTTATTAATTGTTTGATGAGCGGTCTGACACTTGAAGAATCACTTTCTAAAATTACTGAATCTGCTCTACGTGGAATGTCAATAACCAATTTTGGAGATTTATTTGTAGGCTTGCCCCCAGACAAACAAGCAGAACTAGACGCCCTTGTAAAGCAAAAGCTAGAAAGTGGCGATATTTTTAAAGAAGGCTCAACAAATCAAGAAATTTCTGATGCAATAGCTGCTGGAAATATTTCTGCTTTACCTCCGTGGGAAGATAATGATGCTGGTTCAGAAAGCTTAAATGACACGACGGGAGCAAATTCCAGTAACCAACAAACGCAACAAGAAAAAAGAACACTTGCTAGTCAGCTAGATCCGGCATCTGCGGCAAATAAATTGAGTTCTAGTATCGTATTGGAAGCTTATATCCAAGCAATGCTTGAGGTCTATGGAAACAACTTATTAGAATTAGTAGATGAATTAAATCGATTCCCAGGCGCACGTTTAATTTCAAATATTATTGCTTTGGTGGATTGTCCAGTGCCACCTCTTTTCGAGCCAAGCATAATTGATTTTATTAAAGAAATTGATTTACCTTTTTGTGAGAACATAGATGATCTAACATTTCCAAATTTTCAAAATCCATTTGTTTGGTTGCCTCTTAGATTTGATTTGACCGCATCCCTTTTCGCAGCTATTCGATGCACAATTCAAGTTACAATAATGAAGATCTTAATTAAATTAATTGTTAAGATTTGCCAAACACTTGGAAACGCAACTTGTAATAGACTAGAATTAGCAGGGGATATTTTGTCGAACAGCCCCCAGCTTTCAACTGGAAGACAAAATTTAGTAAACTTAATTAGAGAGTCTATTTGCGGAGAGAATGCAGCAAGCGAAGACGTTGATAATACAATTATAGATATGGTTGCTTCTCTCGGAGTTGGTTCTGCTGCTCTTGCAAATACAGAACAAACTTTGCAATTTGCTGAAGATGTTAGTTCATCACTAACACAAGCAGAGTTAACGCAGTTAATCCTCGGGCAAGCAACAGACGAAACTCTTTCAATAATTGATTCTCTTATTGAATATGAGTATCCAGATTATAGATCTACGATTCCAAACAGACAAGCAATTGGAAGTTTTTTTGGCAATATGGGCAAGCTTATGCCAGCCGATTTTAGAGATTCTTTAGGTCAATCTTTGGGCAACATTTTAGATGATAGTCCAGCAAACCCAAGCATCTGTTTGGATCCAGCTTTAGTGGAAAACTTTTGTGAAACAAGATTCTCAATATTAGAAGGCAGAGCATCACCAGAACAAATCTCTCAAATGTGCGATAACTCAAGAGGTCTTGAGGATTTAGGTGATTTTGCAAATGTTTTGGATTGTATTTCAAAGCCTGATGGTATTGCTTGTTATTTACAGCAGCAAATGCCGCCGTTAGTTTCAGATCCTGGTTGTAATAACGGCATTATTCCTTACGAGTCCGAAGTTGCATCACAATCAACAACGTTCGCGATTGGTGGAGATTTTGAACAGTTACAAGTTGATTATTCAAAAGACATGATTGGCAACGGTCCTGGTGAAGATAATTGGGGTTTAATCAACATGATGTTGTCTGACACTATGGGCATTCCCCTTACCGCGCATACAAGAAGAGCAATTTTAAGACCAAATTACGTTGATGGGTACGGAACATTTTCACCTACTGATGCTCAAATGGCTGCAATCTTTTTAACAAATCCGCTCCTTGGTCTTGCACTTACTCCGTTTATTGCTGATTTCCAAAGAGGAGCTTTCCCAACAAAAGTTGCTGCGTATCTTCAAGAAGAAATGAATAACATAGGGAGTTCAATCACAACAAATATAAACAACGAAGTTTCAGAAGAAGAGCAATGGTCTTTATCACTGAAGGAACTTGGCATGGATGGTATATTTGGAAGTGTCGATCTTCTTGGTATACCTGACCTTGGATATAATGTAGATGTTCAGCCAATAGAATCTGATGGTAAAATAGAAGAAGTTCAGTTTACTTATTTACCAAGAAAAGCTGAACCTGATTTATCTTTTACTTATTATGATAATGCAAAAGGATTAAAAGCTACTGATGAATCAGATTTTAGTTGGGGCTTCGAGCTTCAAAGCTTCTTTGGGGATTTAGCTTTAAATGAATCTGGATCTGTAGAAAACATCTTTAGCGATAATGTACGCATTAGAATTTACGACTACAACAACCAAAATGCAAAAGTAAACGAAATTAATAGTGATTTTATTCCTCCAGTATTTGAAGGAGAAGGCGACGAAATAAGCTCAGATGCAGCAACTTCAACAGCCGAGAAGAAAGATCCTTCAATTATCACAGATTTAAAATACGAATTTATTGGCGTTGATAATACTTTAACGAGAATTGCTCCTAATGGCGATAGTATGGAGTTATATTTAAATGATAACTACCCAAGTTTTATAGGTCAGTTCGGCGGCGACAAGCCAGCAAGCCCGCCTCAATCAACTTTATTCAAAGAAATGCTGGAAATGAAAAACGATGATTCTATTACAATTTCAGATGTCAATAAACTACGTGCGCAAGTAATAAAACAATTCTCAAAAACTGTTTTTACTACAATCTCGGATTATGAAAGCGACCAAAGTGCTTGGAATTATGGTGCGCAGTTTGAGAACTTAACAGAAGAAGATACGGCATATGGTATCAACCAAGACGGTGAATGGGTTCCGTATGCTGATACTGGATATTCAAATAGAGACATGATCTTGGGTATCAGCTATGATCAATACAAAAATGATATTGCTGAAACGCCAGATAAAACTAGAATCTTTTATCTTGATCCTGCAAAGTACGGTGGAAATTATGTTAGTCCACCACTATACATCAAGCCACAAACGCCTGAAGGTTGGATGGGTGTGGTGGATGTATTCTTTCCTGAGTTAAGTGCGTGCAAGCCACAAATTGCAGATGTTGTTAATTTTGAATCTATTCAAGATATGATAGACGAAATTTATCCCAACATCCCAGAAGATGAGCGATTAAAATACGACGAAGATTGCATAGTTGAGCTTCCGTATAACAGAGTTATGACTCGTGCTGCCAAAGCCAGTATGCAAGGGCTTATTATGGCAGCAACACGCATCTTTATTAGCGCGAGCATGATTAAGACTCTCCCAACATTTTCTCGTTTTGCTCCAAAGTTCCCGCAGATATTTAGCTCTGTTTATGCTTCTTTTATTGTTGAGAACATGGAAAAGTCATTTAGAGATGTTAAAAACCCTCCGTGGGAGATCTTCAACCTTTTCAGCGACGATGAATTCTGGTATTCTTTCTTAGAGCAGTCAGTTCAGACTTATGCTTATCTTGTAGATATTGGAAAAATCGAAGCTCCACCTGAAGTTTTAGATGCGCTCTTTAGGTTAAACGACCTCCAAGAAGAGTACGAGTATCCCTACAAAGAAGAAAGAAAAGAAGCAGTTGAGATTGGTGAAATTAACCGCTTAACTAACCTTAAAAATTACAGACAAAAGAAAAATCTTGAAGCTGTTAGGGACACAGAAGAAGATGCAAAACTAATATTAACAGATTTCGTTGTCCAGCAATTAAATGAGATGGGCAAGAACTTTATGGTTAATTTAAAACGTATTAATCTTGAGCCAGACATCCTTGATTTAGATTATTATATTTTTGAAAAAATGTGTCAAGGTTCGACACTAACACTTAACGAATCATTAAATGTTGATGGGACTTACTCCGCGACTAATGGAGACTTGCCAACGATTCCTTACGAAGAAAACGAGGAAGTTGAGGAGCCTTATTACACAAACGGAGCACAACTAACTGTTTCAGAATCAAATGAAGGAACTAGAACAGTTGGACAAGAATATATTGGCTATTATCATGTTCACATCGATTCAACGACTGGTCTTCCAATTTACATGGCTGGGGAATATCATGACGAAGAAGCATCACAAGATATATTAACTCCATTTGCGAATATTGTAGAAGTTAAAGTTGGTGACGTTCCAGAGTACGGTAGCGGATTTAGTTACGATCAGGCACAGCCTTTCGCATTACAAAAATATATTTCAATCAATGGAGAGAGGTATAGCCCAACAGAAGCTTCATCAGAAATAACTTCAAATGAAAATCTTGATTTATTAATCTCCGAAGTTTATCCTGGCGACATGAGGTTAATAGAGGACGAAAGTGGAAATGCTGTTGGTATCAAAGGTAAGCTTGGAGTTAGATACGGTTTAGCTTTTGGGACGTATTATAATGGTATTTACAGAGAAATAACTTCTGTTGAAATTGATGCACTTGATCTTCCGTTATCTGATTTCAAAAATCTAACTGGCGATAGTTTAAATTTACTTTGTTTAATAAACCATTTAAAGAAAGATAAAGATTATATTCTTGCTAGTCAGTATGTTTTTGGTTTCAATAAGCTTGTGGCAATAGCTGCCATTTACAACGATGTGGCAATGCTGCCTTCTATTGGCGAGGTAACCGTTGAAAAAGGTCAAACATTTAAACGATCATTAGACTTTGATTTTGGTGGAAAGCCGGGGGTTCAAATAACAACGACAGAAGTTAATGGAATTGAAATTGAAAAATTTGGAGAGCCAACACAAACTCAAGATATATTTGGAAATATAACGGAATACGAAGCAACTGCTCCCGATGGTGCATGGGCGTCTTATAAAGATCGAGCCCCTGGGTTGTTTGGCGGGGTAGGGGTTCTTGAGTGGGATAATTGGGATCAAGAATTGCTTAAGAATTCAACTTATAGAATCAAAAAGCTGTTCAAAAATTATTACAATTCTCGCGACTTTGATAACGCAGAGTTTGGAAACCAAAGCTCGCCAGCACAAATAGAGTTTAAAAAACTAAGAGAAGCTTTACGCCCTGCTCCTGGCAAAAGACTGTTGCCGTGGTGGAAGCGTCGTAAATTAAGAACTAATCCATTTGATGCTAATGGAAATCTTTGCGACTAAAAAGCAAACGAGGTTGTATTTATAGTTGATGAGGGAAACATTATATGTCTGGATTAGCTCCTAGTTTGCCACTTATTAGAAATTCTGCTGATGGCTTTGCCAACATTAAGAACTTCAATCAACTTATAAAACAAAATTTAAAAATGTTGCTTCTTACAAACCCAGGTGAAAGAGTAATGGATCCTAATTATGGCGTGGGAATGAGACAGTTTTTATTTGAAAACTTCGATCAAACTGTTTATGCAAGAATCGATAGTAAAATAAGAGAACAAGCTTCCGTTTACATGAGAGGTTTGACCATAAATGATATTGGTTTTAATACAGTTAATATCGATCAAGGTCAACTTGGAATTAGAATTAGTTATAGTTATACTGGCTTGAACATACGTAATATTTTAGAATTTACGATTTCTGGTTTATAGAGAGGACTTTAAATGTCAGATGAACAAAAAAAGATAGTGCCTATCAATTATACGAATAGAGAATTTGAAGGCATCAGAAGAGACTTGTTAGGTATTGCAGAACGTCTTTATCCTGATAGCTTTCAAGATTTCAGTCAAGGTTCTTTCGGTGCGATGATGGTGGACGCTGTTGCTTACATCGGTGACCAGATGTCTTTTTATCTTGATTATAACGTTAACGAGGCATTTTTAGATACCGCTTACCAATACGATAATGTTATCCGTCATGGTCGCACTCTTGGCTATAAATATACTGGAAGACCATCAACATATGGTAAGGTGGCAATTTATGTGCTTGTGCCAGCTAGCTCAACAGGTATCGGACCAGATTCAAGTTACATTCCAACAATAAAACGAGGCTCGCGCTTTACTTCAGATACTGGTATTAACTTTGTGCTCACAGAGAACGTAGATTTTGGATCTCCAGAAAACCCAATCGTTGTTGCGAGAACGGATACAACAACTGGTGCTCCGACTTATTATGCAATTAAAGCTTATGGTAATGTTGTTTCTGGATTTTTTAGTCGCACACAAGTTGAAGTCGGCGCGTATGAGAGATTTAAAGCAGTTAGTATTGGCGATAACAACATAGCAGAAATTATCTCTGTAAGAGATTCGCAAGGTAATGAATACTATGAAGTTGATTATTTGTCTCAAGACATGATTTTCAAAGAAGCAACAAACAATAATTTCAGAAATGATAATGTTCCTTCTATTCTTAAGCCTTTCCTTGTTTCTCGCAAGTTCGTGGTTGAAAGATTGCGCAACAGAACAATTTTACAGTTTGGTAGCGGCAAAGAAGGGCAGACTGATGTTATTGCTGATCCATCAAATGTTGCTATGAGTTTGTTTGGAAAAGAATATATATCAAGTACAACGTTCGATCCTTCAAGATTATCTGAAAATGATAGCTTTGGTGTAGTGCCAACCAATACAACGCTAAATGTGTCTTATAGAGTCATTCAACCCGTTAACTCAAACATAGCTGTTGGATCTTTGAATGCCGTTAGTTCTGCAAACTTGGAGTTTGCAAATCCACAAAACCTAGATTCTTCAGTTTTAACAACAATTAGAAACTCTATTGAAGTTAGTAATGAAGAGCCAATCGTTGGTAATGTCACCAATGCAACTACATCAGAGATTAAAAGAAGAATTTACGATACTTTCCCAACACAGAACCGTGCGGTAACTCAAGCAGACTACGAGAATCTTGCTTATAGAATGCCAGCAAAGTTTGGATCCATCAAACGCTGCTCTGTTCAAAGAGATCCAAGTGCGAGAAAAAGAAACTTAAACATGTACGTTATTTCGGAAGACCGCTTTGGAAAACTAACGACATCAAATATAACAATTAAAAATAATTTAAAAACTTGGTTAAACCAGTATAGAATGCTTTCAGATACAATCGACATTTTAGATACTTACATTATTAACTTTGGTATTGATTTTATTGTTAAACCAAAGGCTAATGTTGATAAGTTTGATTTACTGGAAGCTTGTGTGACACAGTTAAGAAATAAATTTAAAACACAGTATTATATTGGAGAACCTGTTAACATAGCTGATATTTATAATGAGCTAAATAAGGTATCAGGAGTGCTTGATGTTTCTTCTGTTAAACTAATTAATAAGAAAGGCGGAAATTACTCAAATGTCGATTTTAACATCAACAAAAACCTATCGCCTGACGGCACACAGCTAATAATTCCAAAGAATGCTGTTGCAGAAATTAAATTTTCAGAAGTTGATATCAAAGGAAAAGTTAGATAATGGCTTTTAAAAGATATAAAGCAGATGCCGATAACACGATAGTAAATACTTTTAAACCAGGATTTAAGTTAAGAGCTACTGGCTCTAACGCTGGCTATGCTGACGTAATGGAAGTTTATTCAATTTACGGTAGGGAAGCAAGCGGTTCGCAAGAACTTTCTAGAATCTTAGTTAAGTTTCCTGTTTCCAGTATTTCAACTGATAGGACAGCAGGAACGATTCCGGCATCTGGTTCTGTGTCTTTTTATCTTAAGCTTTATAACGCGCAGCACTCCAAAACAGTTCCAGAAAGTTTTACGCTTTTAGTTTCGGCTGTTTCTCAATCTTGGCAAGAAGGCGTCGGATTAGATTTGGAAACTTACCAAGATGATACCAAAGGAAACGAGGGCTCCAATTGGATGTCTGCTTCCAATACTGCTGCTTGGACTAACGTGGGTGGAGATTACCTAACAGGTTCAGGTTATTTATTTTCTCAAAGTTTTGAAACTGGATTAGAAGATCTTGAAGTTGATATTACATCACTAGTTGAAAACTGGATCGATGGAACGCAAGAAAACTATGGCGTTGGTGTTCATTTAACTTCTTCTCAAGAAGCTTATTACTCAAGTTCAACAGGATTAGACGATGGTGGTATTATTCATAATACTGGTGGTGCTACTACATCTTATTATACGAAACGTTTTTTTGCTCGCGGCTCTCAATATTTCTTTAAAAGACCGATTATTGAGGCTCGTTGGGATTCTTCTACTCGTGATGATAGGGGTAACTTTTATTACAGTTCTTCTCTCGCACCAGCAGAGGACAACTTAAACACATTATATTTATACAATTATGTTCGCGGTAGGCTACGCAATATTCCAGATATTGGCACGGGTGCTATTTACGTTGATCTTTATTCTGGTTCTGCTAACAATAGCGGACCTTCTGGTTCCGCCTTGAATCAATCAGTTAGCACTCCTGCTACTGGCGGGTATGTTTCGACTGGTATTTACTCTTGTTCTGTCAGCATTACTGCTGCTTCAACACCAATAACAACTTTATTTGATGTTTGGTATTCAGGCTCAACACAATATTTTACAGGCACAATCAAGCCAGTAGTTCAGTATGCTTCCCAGACAGCAACAAAACTTTCTTATTACATAAATATCACAAACTTGAAGAGCAAATACAATACTTCAGAAGCTCCACGTTTCAACCTTTATGTTCGCAATAAAAACTGGAGTCCAAGTATTTATACTGTGTCAAGAACAGACCCTCCTTCCACGATTATTCAAAGCGCTTCGTACAGAGTTTATCGACTTTTGGACGCATATGAGGCTATTGAATACGGAACTGGTTCTGACGCGCATACTGTTTTATCTTATGATATTTCAGGTTCTTATTTCGACTTTGATATGTCAGTTCTTGAGCCTGGGTATGGTTATGCGTTTAAGTTCTCT